GAAGGCGAGCACACCACATGCCGCCGACTTTCATCGCGTTTCCAAGGCTCGGAAGCCTTGGTGTTGCTGCCGTTCTTACCACAGAGCTGGCAGCTGTTGCGCCAGGGGTGAACAACGGATTGTTCGCCCCGGCACGGTGCCGGTGTTGGTCTTACGAACCTAGCCGGCTTTGGGCCTCTCCAGACCACGCGGCAAATGTATCACCAACTTCTGTCGCGCGGCACTGGCAACTTTTAGGATTAATGCCATGAGCCGTATCGCTCTGAGTTCTCTGGAACGCGCGCAGCGGGAAATCCTGCCGCTCGATTTAGCGCTGTACCACGCCGCTCGCGATTACCCGGGCGGAGCTGCTGCCATCGCAGCCACCACTGGCCGTAACTCGACCACGCTGCAGCACAAACTGTCTCCGACCCATCCAAGTCACTCCATCAACATTCAGGAGTTCGGCGAGATCCTCGAACTGACCAAGGATCGCCGCATTCTCGATGCGGTGCATGCGCTGGTCGGTGACACGATCTGGCAGGAGCTTGCAGACACCTACACCAACGACATGCCCGAGACCCTCACCACGGGTATCGCCGAATACTTCCGCCAAGTCGCCGATCTGGCCGAGACCTGGGCCAAGAGTATCGGCGACGGTGTGGTGACTGATCAGGAACTGGCTGCGATTCGCCTGCAGGTGTTCCGGGGCATTCAAGGGCTGCTCGGGTTGTTCAACCGCGCCACCTACGTCAACCAAACGACGCGAGGTGCTGACCGTGGCTGACATCGCCGATTTCGCCAACGACCTGGTGCAGGAACGAATAGATCAGGCCATGGCTGCGCGCAGCGCTGCCAAAGCCGAAAGCGCTGCGCATTCCTTGCTGTTCTGTGAAGCCTGTGACGATCCGATCCCGGAAGCCCGTCGCCTGGCCTCACCGGGTTGCTCGCAGTGCATCAGCTGCCAGTCCCTCTCTGAGCGGGGGATTCAGCATGCTCGATGAGGTATTGGGCCAATTCGCCGATTACGGTCTGGAGCCAGCACAACCGCTGGTGTTCGGCAAGCTGACCCGCTGCAAGACATCGCAGGACAAGGGCAAGGAAAAGAACGGCTGGTACGTGGTCCACGAGCAGCGCACGGAGAAGGGCGACACGCTGATCTTCGGCGCCTTCGGTGATTGGCGTTCGGGTGAGACGCAGAAGATCAAGGTCAAGGCCGGTCGCATGTCCCCCGAAGAGCGTGAAGTGATGCGCGCTCGCCAGGAAGAGGCCAAGCGCCGCGCCGCCGAAATCGCGAATAACGCTGCGCGGCGGGCCGCGAAAAGGGCGCAGGGTTTGTTCGAGCGCATGCCGACCACAGGCCGTAGTGACTACCTGGACCGCAAGCAGATCGTTGGCATCAACGTGCGTTACGCGCCGCGCACCGGTGCGGTATTGGTGCCGATGAAGAGTGCCCGTGATCAAATCATGGGCCTGCAGGTGATCTTCCCGAACAAGCAGGAAGACACCGGCCGCGACAAATCCTATTGGCCCTACGGCATGGCGAAGGAGGGCACCTTTCACCTGCTCGGTCCGCACCCGGAGCCGGGTGAGCCGGTGCTGGTCTGTGAGGGTTACGCCACCGGCGCCAGCCTGCACATGGCGACGTCGCTTGCCGTAGCGGTGGCCTTCGATGCGGGCAACCTGCTCGCCGTGTGCAAAGCCATGCGCGAGCGGTTTGCCGGCTGCCCGCTGATCATCTGCCGCGACGACGACTGGAAGACCACCAAGCCTAATGGCGATGCCTGGAATCCGGGTGAGGAGAAAGCGAGCAACGCTGCCTTGATCATCGGTGCCCAGGTCGTCGCGCCGATCTTCTCCGTCGAGCGCCACGACAAGTGGACCGACTTCAACGACCTGCACGTCGCCGAAGGTTTGGAGGCCGTGCGTCGTCAGGTGCTGGCCGTGGTCCGTCCACCGGCGGCTGGTGGCTGGAAAGATCAACTCGCCCGCAGTGAAAGCGGCGCCTTGATCGCGCACATGCAGAACGTCGAACTGATCCTGGCTCATGACGAACGCTGGGCCGGGGTGATCAGCTACTGCGCCTTCAGCTCGAAGATCGTCAAGTTACGCGCCGCCCCTTATGGCGGTGGTACTGGCGAGTGGGCCGACATCGACGACGTGCGCGTGATGAAGTGGCTCGCGCAGCAGTACAACCTGCGCGTGAAGTCCTCGCACGTGATCGAGGCTGTCAGCGTGGTTGCACACGACCACGCCTTTCACCCGGTGCGCGAGTACCTGAGAAAACTCGAATGGGATCGTGTGCCACGCCTGGAGCGGTGGCTGACGGATGTCATGGGTGTGAAGACAACGGACTACACGTCCAAGGTCGGCAAGCGCTGGATGATCTCGGCCGTCGCGCGGGTGATGAAGCCCGGCTGCAAGGCGGACTCGGTGATGATCCTCGAAGGCGTGCAAGGCGCCGGTAAGTCGACCGCCATGAGCGTGCTCGGCGGTGAGTGGTTCATGGACACGCCGTTTGCCCTCGGCGACAAGGATGGCTTTCAGGCGATTCGCGGCAAGTGGATCGTTGAGCTCGGCGAGCTGGACAGCTTCAACAAGGCCGAGAGCACCAAGGCCAAGCAGTTCTTCTCGGCCTCGACCGACACCTACCGCGAAAGCTATGGCCGCAGAACGCTGGACGTGCCACGCCAGTGTGTTTTCGTCGGCACGACTAACCAGGACGAATACCTCAAGGACGCCACCGGCAACCGACGCTATTGGCCGGTGGCCTGTACCAAGGTCGACGTGGCGTTGCTGCGCGAGATCCGCGATCAGCTGTGGGCCGAAGCGATGTTCTGCTTTGAGGCCGGCGACCTCTGGTGGGTAACACGAGAGGAAGCGCCGATGTTCAGCGAGGAACAGGACGAACGCTTTGTAGTGGACGAATGGGAAACGCCCATCCTGACATGGCTTGAAGAGTCGCAGATCGGCGAGACCACCACCGGCAGTGAGGTGATGAGTCAGGCGCTCAAGCTCGATCCCGGTCACTGGGGCAAACCGGAGCAGATGCGCGTGGGTGCGATCTTGCATCGACTGGGCTGGCGACGTTTCCGTTTGGGCGCCCTGAGCAAGAGCGGCCAGCGGCCATGGGCGTACAAGAAACCGGAGGGTTGGGGCAGGGCGCCGGCGCTGGAACAACCTGAGTTCGAGGAGCCGTGCTTCGATGATTAAGGCAATCGATATGGCCCTCAAGCAATGGGCGCAGGAGCTGCACAGCGATGAGGTGGCCGCTGGTTACTCGGGCGGCAACATGGTTGCGATGATGATGGAGAGCGGTGGCCAGCTCTTGCGCGGCAGGCGCGGGAGCAGGGTGCCGCTGGAAGCCTCACTGGACATCGAGCGCATCGTCAAGAAACGCCTCGATCCCGAGTTGATGTCGGTGGTCCAGGTGCATTACTTCCAGCCTGATGCGCCCTTGACTGCGCGTCTGGCTGAGAGTGGCTGTACACGCAACCTCTACTACCAGCGCCTGCATGACGCCCACATCGTGGTCGAGCACTTCCTCCTGGGGGAAGCGGCTTGATCGTGGGCATTACTTTGGCTCACGCCGTCCCACTGACCTGCCTCCGTCCCACTGCTTTTTGCGGTGGTGGGACGGGCGCAGGCCACGTCGTTGTTGGGCTGTCCCACCGTCCCACCTTTTCATGCCTCCCGCCCGTGTATGCGTAGCGGGCATCAATGCGCGTGTTCACGCGCACGCGTGGTTTTAAATATTCTCTCTATACACGAGAAAAGAGAGATAAAAGTAGGACGGTGGGGCAAAGCCCCAATCTACGGGGCTTTCAGACGTCCCACCTTGTTTTAGAGAGGTGGGACGCATGGGACGCCAGAAAAGCAAAAGACAGCCGGGATAGATATTCACCGACATTCGCCAGCCGTTCACCGGGCGTAAGCCACACATTCACCGGATGGCATTAAAACGGTCTTGCTGCCACCAGAATCGACCTGTAAAAAGGGGCCATCTTCGATGGGTGCGACCGCAAAGCGCGGCAGGCCACCCGCCACCTGACCCGGCCATTGCGCCGGGTCTTTTTGTTTAAGGGGCAGGGCGATGACGAACGAGCAACAGGCACTGGCAGAGATGCCGATCTGGTTGGTGATTGCGCTGTCCCTGGTTGGTGGTGTGTCCGGCGAGATGTGGCGCGCTGACAAGGATGGGGCACGAGGCTGGGCGTTACTGCGCCGCCTCGCACTTCGGTCCGGTGCCTGCATCGTGTGCGGCGTGTCAGCGATGATGTTGCTGTTCGGCGCGGGCCTGTCGATCTGGACAGCGGGCGCATTGGGTTGCCTGACTGCGATGGCCGGCGCCGATGTCGCCATCGGCTTGTACGAACGTTGGGTAGCCAAGCGGCTCGATCTGAGCGAGGTGGAACCGAAGGCATGAGCCGAGGAGGCCGGACGGGGGCGCCGATTTTTCCGGGTCCTCCCCGAGGGCCGCCCCCTACACGGGTTATCGAACTCGCGGATTCTCTCTAGCTGAAACCTTTGCAGGGATGTCCGTCTTTCCAAGGGAATGGGGGCAGAGCATGGCACTCGGATGCCGGCTCGACCAGCCGGACCGGGCACAAAACCGCCGGGGACCCTGGGGGCTTGCGAAGGGTACGGGGTCGGAAACCCGCGGGATCGTGTTAGTGGGAGGCCCGCCAGCTTACTGAAATTTCAATCCATTGAAATCTTGAAAGGATTCATTGAAAAGCCGCTGAAAAGGAGGGCTTATGACCGCAGCCACGTACCTATCCAAGAGCGCCTTCGCCGCACACATCGGCCGGTCACCGAGTTACATCACCTGGCTGAAAGAGAACGGCCGACTGGTCCTGTCTCCCAATGGCAAGCAGGTCGACGTGCTGGCTACTGAAGCGTTGATCCGTGACACCGCTGACCCGAGCAAGGCTGCCGTCGCTGCTCGCCACCAACAGGATCGGCTTCAGCGTGATGTGTACAGTCACGTCGCAGCTCAATCCGAGCCGACTAACATGGCTGCGCCTCCGCCTGCTGATCCTGCGCAGGGACAGACTCCAGACTTTCAGAAAGCGCGTGCACATCGCGAGCACTACTTGGCACGGATGGCTGAGATGGAGTTTCGCAAGGCGCAGGGGGAACTGGTGGAAATCAGCTTTGTGCAGAAAGCCGCTTTTGAAACGGCGCGATCGCTTAATCATTCACTGATGAGCCTGTCGCCGCAATTGGCGCCACAACTCGCCGCGCTGTCGGATCCGTGGGAGGTGGAGAGGCACCTAACGGCTGCGCTGCGCCAGCGGCTTAACGAAGCAGCTCAAGTGTCCAGTGACGACTTCGGATTCGTATTGAGCGAAGTCTAACGATATGCGTGCTGACTTGAGGTCACTCGATTGACATCGCGGTTGTGTGCCAGTGGCCTCATTTTTTAGAACTCATTCTGAATTCCAGAGCTGCTTTACTTGGATGGTCTGACACGCTTTCGGGGAGAGTAAGGAGTCTTTGATCCAGCGAAGCATACTCGCTACATTTCCGAATGCGCTCCGAGATCTGAATCGACAAATTGTTTGGGTCGATCCAAATCAGTCCCAGATCGAACAGCGTATGAATGTCAGCTCGTAGGAGCAGCCCGTTCGAGATCATATCTGTCTGATCACCCTGGTAGGGGTGGATGTGAGCGGCCTCAAGCGCAGGTTCAACATCGCATCCTGTTATGGCACACCTTCCCTTATAGGCTTTCAACAACATGGCCCTAAAACGGGTCTGGCCACGACGCTGCACGATTGCGGCGAAGGTCCGCTCGCGTGAGTCTGTGACGTCTGAAGGATCGAATGCCCCTTGAGTGCCAAGCTTCCTCTCCATCTCATTCAGGTCGACGTCGTAGCTATCGGCGCCTTCGCGTTTTAAAACGAATGAGGTAGGTTTAGAGCCAGAAGCGTCTTCGTAGCAAAAAGCTCCTTCGTATCGGAAACCCGCGCCTGAGTACTCTTTTCTCGACCGACGATGGAAGACCAACAACTCCAACCCCAGTTGCTTATGCTGGAAAATGAGATGGTCAGTGCGTCCCTTGGATTGACCTTCCATGCGCAGCGTGTCATCCGTAAGGGTATCAACGTACTGGGTTCGGTCAGGTGTCTTCTGTTCAGTCACAAACAACCAAACCGAATCGTATCCCTTGGGCCGAAAGATGCCGGTTTTGAGGGTGGCGTCTTTGATTCCAAAAAGCTGGCTGAGATCGTTTCTTGTGTAGATCCCGCCGGGCTTTAGTCGCGCTGATGACAGGTTTTCCATTGGGCGTTCGGCTCCGTTGATGATCATGAAAGCAAATATGCTGGTCCTTTTAACCTCGGACGTTGAGTCTACATCTGCTTCCGGTATGCATACGACCCATGCATATTAAGCAGTGCCGTGTTGGTCAAACGCATGAGCGTTCTCCGACTGTCGTACGAGCCTGCACTGGGCCCACATTCATGATTCAAAGTTGCTTTGTTCGGTGTTGGACGCGGAGGGGATTTGGATTAGCTGTGCCGCGAGTTATGGATATCGTCGGTCTTGATGCATGAAAACGAGTGAGTAGTGAGCCTGTCGCGTCTCATGTGCGAACTAGGATACTCTCCTCGCACTCGCTTAGATGAATCAGCAACTGTCTGCAGCGGCCCTAGGGATATTGCCAAGCCATAATTACAGGAGTTCAAAATTGAATAGACGTTCGCGTAAGGCGCCCGCAAGACGGAAGAGTGACCGGAAGATAACGTTAGTGATGTTCACACTCGTTGTTTTGATTGCGGTGATTGCCGTCTCAGCAATCGTTCAAAATCGAGGGTTTCGTGTTGAAGTGAATCCCAAACAGATAGGCTTAACGTTGCAACCAGCAGAGCAACCCAGCCCCTCTATGTCCACTTACAATCCCTCCTCTCCCATCGTTACTGGACCTGGTGCGCATGTCGTAACTGAAGCCAAAGGACCGAACAGGTCGCAGGCTGCTGGTACCACTCCGAACAGCGGGATGTCCACCCACGGTGCGGCCTCACCAATCGTGACCGGGGAAGGCGCAGTGGTTAAATCCACTGTCGATACACGACCATGATGAAGGAAAAAGTTCGCTGGGCGGTGATGATGATTTCGGTGCTTGCATTGCCTCAGTTTGCTTTGGCGCAATCTCAGAATATGCAAACCACTGGACCGTGCTCGTCGATCGTTACTGGTGCGGGTGCATCCGTTAGCAGCACGTGCATTGGCATCACGAAAGAAGTGCTGAAGCGTCTTAGCGAAACCACAGCCGTGAGCAAGGGCCGCGGGCTTGTTGTTAAAGAGGCTTGGCTCAGTCCTACTGTGATGTTCGGACAAACCAGCGATGGGCAAAAAGTAAATGAGCAGGTCTACATTACAGTCCGTGTCACAAACATTACGGCGGCGCCAATGCTCCTGACGGCAGCTAAATGGGAGATTGTGCAGGCGAGGAATTTGTCGAAGGGCGGCGCCTCATTCTTCTCCAAGAATTTGTTGTGGCCCGTGATTTCGATGAGCAAGCCGATCAAAATCGATGCTGGAGAGCAGGTTGATGTCGAGTTCGCTGAGGGACTGGAACTGAATGGAATGGCGAGCCGCATTCGTAAGAACCGAGATATAGACACTGCTTATACGTTGCCTGGGAACCCCATGCGGATCAACGGCGACCGATACGTCAATTGGTTCTCTGAGCAGATGAGCCTGCTGTACGGCGAAAAAGCCCAGTTGCGGCTCACGCTTTATGAGGGCGACTACAAATCTGCCGCCAGCGTTCTAGTGCCACTTAGCCAGGGCGTGGACTTCTTCTACCATGGAGAAGCGGTAGACCAAAAAGGAAACGTTCAGTACGCGCCTCGCCTGGCTTACGATGCCTTTCTGGGTCAGTACCTCGAAATGCGTGAAAAGATGGAGCCAGGCTTTCGTATAAACACTCCGCCAACTAGGGTGATCGAGGTGATACCCGATCCTAACGTTTGGGGTAAGCAAAGGTATCGGGATCTCGGAGTTCAAGAGCAGCCGGAGGAGTAACGTGCTGCGTTGGAGTTTAGGGATAAAGCTTTCTAGAGAATTTCAACCGCAGCGTTAAGTCTGGTTGCCCAGACTTAACGCTGAAACTATGGGTGATAGTCGGCTCACCCTCATGAAACTCCATTCAGAAAACTCCTTTCGCCCAACGTGTCGTGAAATCTTCTAAGGGAAATCGATAACCGCATTGTCAGTGCCCCGCGCTTTTAGTCGCTCGCCGACTCTACAACCTCAGTAGGAGCACGAGACTCATTTCTTTTTTGGTTACCTTGCGGCGTTCGTTAGGATTCCAGTAACCTATTAATAGGCACATTCGGTAGGTGCCCGCCGTCCACTCTTAGCAAAGCAATAGCGCTATCGTGATTTCACCCGTTTCAGACAAGCCCTATATTGGGTTCTCGTAGTGGACAACAGGCCCAGCCCTTGGAGGCTGATATGCAACACGCCCTTACTTTTGCTGACGTACAAAGCGTCAAGCGCCTCGCGAAGCAACTCAAACAAGCGCATCCAGAACTGCCTCACGGTAAGCGATTAGACCTTGCCGCGGCGGAGCTTCTCGGTGTTCGCAATTATAAAGAGCTGAACAGCCGGTTTCAGGCAGTGATCGATCATTACCTGGATTCACCAGGTGGTCCGAATGCTGTCGCACATTGCCTTTACTGTGACTTCCGATTTGCTGCTGATCTTAGAAGCGATCAAAAGGAGCATCGCGAGATTCATGAGCGGATCATGGAGGTTCACGAGATCACTGGCTATCGCCCAGGAACTTACGTGGAGCGAGAAACCTTGAAAAAGGAAGGCCACACCAAGGCGCGCAGTGCCGATCTCTTGGAAGATCGTATTGAGGGGGCGCTGCTAGTTTTGCGCGGATGGTTTGATCGTTCATACCACAATACTATCGAAGGAGGACAATGGCGTAAGCACCCTTCCTTCGAGGTATACGTGGCCATGATGGTCCCGTACATGGAAGAGCTTTTTCCTGAAATGGCTCCCTCTCTTGCGCAGCGCTACGGTCGTACTCCTGGCGTGATTGCACGCGGCCAGACCAACTGGGCGCTGCGATAGTAAAAAAATAAGGCCCAGCTTCGGCTGGGCTTTTTACAGGTCAGGTCTCGACGACAGGGCTATCAACACTCGCCAGGCTCCCGTTATTGGATGGCTGCTGGAGGCTGCACCACTGCTTGATAGCTACTTCCGCTCCATACGCGGCAGTTCTTAGCGCCGAGCGCGCTTTACCCATACATGTATAAAAGGTCGTCGATCAGCTCTAGCTCCTGCTGTGTGTACTGGACTTTGTTGTACCGTCTAATGTCCTCAAGCACACCTCTGATCGGAACTTGACGCGAAGGGTCCTGAACGATTTCGATCAGACGGTCGAAATCCGGATCTCTTCCCTTGAGGTATTTTTCAATCAGTTCTTTGAGCGCTACGCGCGCCTCTAGATCGGTTAGCACTGTTACTTCTCCGGCAAAATCGTGACTTCATCTGCTTTGATGATGGTGGTGGTACCCGGTTTCGGAATAAGTTGTCGCGCACCACCCGTACCGTAGCCAGGGTACGCTTTTGTGAAGGGCTCCAGGTTCGGACCTTTACCACCAAGCTCATATGGCACTGTAACGGTTGGCACGCCGTCCTTATAGAGTTGCAGCGTGTCGAACTTTAATCGCAGGCGACCATCACTCCATGCAGGGTCAGGGTCAGCAGGAGTGATGTGCTTCGGCGCCCTCATTTGCAATGCTTCCGTAGCCGCGTCTCCAGTCTCAAATTTATCGAACCCGAAATACGACAGCCGTGCGTCGCCTGAGTTGATCGTGTTCTGCGCGTGAGTATTTACGGTTCCGTCTGCGTCCTTGTATCCCATGTATCGATATGCCGTCGAAGGTAAGGTCGAGTCCGGTCCGGATGGGCCAACATAAAAATCGGGCTTTGACTCGACGACCGTCGGCGGGGTGACGTCTCCAGTCTTTACGCTGGAGTCTGCAAGGGTAGGGGTAGTGCTCGGAGAAGATGATCCTCCAGGCTTGGGGCAGTTCGCAGCGGGCTTCAGTGGTGCCTTTTTCGCAACACCAGAAATCGCTTTAGTAATCGCCCTGAACATTAAGCCGAGCGGGTCTACCCAGCCGGTAGGGTTGGGGGCGTACTGGTAGTTGTTCAGGCCACCTGCAAGCTTTACCGGGTCGGGAGTTAGAAACCGTCCTGTGCTCGGGTTGTAGTACCGGTGGCGGTTGTAATGAAGTCCACTCTCTGCGTCGAAATACTGGCCTTGAAACCGTAGCGGGTTGTCGATCTCCGCGACATCCAGCGCAGCCAGGTTTCCATAGGCCCGATATTTGGCCGACCACATGATCGCGCCGCTGTAATCGGTAAGCTCCTGCGGCGTGCCCAAGTGATCGAGCTGATAATAGAAGGGCGTGGCTTTCAGTGGGCCTTCACCGTCGAGCATCGCCAAGGGGCGAAAGCTGTCCGGCTCATAGACATAGGTGCGATATCGATTTTCACCACTCTCTACAATCAGCCGTTCGCCTTGCCAGAGGAATTCGGTGGCGTGGCCATCGACTGTTTTCTCGATACGGCGACCGAAGGCATCGTACTTGTAGGTCGCGATACTCCCGCCGGGTAGGCTGACGCCGATCAAGCGATGCTGGCAGTCATAGCGGTATTCAGTGACGAGCTTCTGCCCGGTACCTCGGCGCTCGCGAATCAGATTTCCATAGGCATCGTAGTCGTAGTGACGGTCGCCCTGCATGAGCAGCCGGTTGCCTTGGACGTTCGCAAGATTGGCGGTGCCTTCGTTATTCTGGCCCAGCAGATTGCCGGCTGGGTCGTGCGCGAAGCTCTCCGGTGTTGCACCCCGAACGTTGATCAGGCGATCCAGTGGATCGTAGTGAAAGTTGCGTGCACCTTTAAGGCTATCGTTTATACCTGCAAGGTTGCCTGCCGCGTCGTAGTTATATTGGCGCTGCAGCAGGACGCTATCACGCTGGCTAACGTTGTGCGCCTGCAGTCGACCCTGATCGTCGTATTGATACTGACTCAACAGCAAGCCTTGTTGGCGTTGCAGTTCACGACCAGCCTTGAACTGGTGAGATGTCAGGCGAGAACCGTTCAGATCAATGCTGCTGAGATTGCCGCCGGGCAATCGGCGATAGTCGAGCTTGCTACCGTCCGGTAGACGGCAATGCTTGAGTTGGCCAGCGCTGTCGTACTCGTAGCGCAGGGTGCCCCAACCCTGGTGCTCGGTAATCAGCCGATCTTGGGAGTCGTATTCATAAGCCAGTGGCCAGTGACCGTCATCGACATTGACCAGGCGACCGAGCGCGTCATAGCTGTAGTGAATTTCCTCACCATCAGCCAGTGTTTTCACGAGCAGGCGGCCAGCGGAGTCACGCTGATATTCGGTGACCAGTTCGCTACCGTCGTCGCCGTACTCAGTTTTCTTCAGCAGGTTGCCATTCAGGTCGTATTCGTAGGCAGTACGGCGACCATCAAATCCAGTTTCCTGCTGTATGAGCCCGTTTGAGTAATAGTCGAGCTGATAATGTTCGCCGCGCTCGTTTTCGATCTCAGTCAGCAGCAGGCGTGAGTTGTCGTAGCGATAGCGCAGCTCACTGCCGTCCGGGTTGATGCGGCGGCTGACAAGTTGCAGATTGTCGGCGTATTCGTAGCGTGTGATACGACCTAGTTCATCACGCTCGGCTGTGACCTTGCCGTAGGCGTTATAGGTATAAGTGCGGGTCGCACCGCCAGGCTGTGTGGTCTGCGTCAAGCGGCCAGCCGCATCCCATTGGTAATGGGTGATCGAGCCGTGTTCGTCCTGGCGGGTGATTTGACGACCCAGTGCGTCGTAGCGGTATTTACGACGACCACCATCGGGCAATGCTTCTTCGAGCAATTGACCCAGTCCATTCCAGGCGAGCTGATGCCGTCCGCCGTCTGGATGAACGATCTCTAGCACACGACCTTGGGCATCGTAGCTGTAGTGTGTTTCGTTGCCGTCAGGATCTGTCTGGCGGGTGATATCGCCTTGGCTATTTCGCTGGTATTTCCAGCTCGCTTTACCTCGGTGAATCTCACTCACAAAGCCATGTCGATATTCGTAGAACGTTGGCGCATCTTCAGGAGGAATAACAACGGCAAGCAGGCCGGCGTCGTTGTAGCGGTACTCAGTGATCGCGCCGAGGGGGGCCTTTTCTGCAATCAGCCGGCCTTTGTCGTCATAGGCTTTCTGTGTTTGAGCGCCGTCAGCAGCGGTCTCGCTGATGAGTCGAGCATTTTCGTCATGCACATAAACTTGCTCGCTACCATCAGCGTTTGTAACGATAACCTTGCCGGCATCGTCCCAAGCGTACTGCGAGTCCATCTGCGAAAAACTGGCCCAGTGACGGATGCTGCGTGACGATTTGCCTTCGTTTTCCCACTCCCAGAAAAAGCTCGCACCACCGGCCAGTTGTCGTTCCAAAATGACGTGTTGGTCGTTGTAACTGTAGTGTTCAGTTTCACCGGCAGCATTGGTGGCGCTGATGAGCTGGCCTTGCGTGTTGTACCTATAGGTCACCAGCGTTTGAACGGTGATCCATGGCTCCTGTCGTTGCCCCTGATCCGTGTACTCAGCACGGCGCTGCTGATAATCCACGGCAACGATATGACGGTCTTCGTGGCGGACTAAAAGGGAGCGTCCGGCGTTGTTGTCGATGCGTTGGATTCGGTCAGCGAAGTCGTAACTCAGCTGTAACTGGTTGTTGTACGCGTCACTGATGGTGATCAAGCGGCCCGCACGGAAATGATAAAAGCGCGGATTCTGCCCGGCCTGCGTCAGGATGAGTTCGCCTGGTGTCGATCCCAGGTAGATGGCCGCTTTCGACAGGCTGTTGATAATGGCAGGGCGTTGCTGCGTCGGCATGGGAAAACGAGTGGTTCGGTTTTCGTTATCCGTCCACAGGACGCCCTCATCATCCAGATCCAGTCGATGAGAAAGAGCGTGGCTCCATCCAAACCCAAGGCGGCTGTCGATCTCGACCGCACTGGTGCGATAAAGGCGTGTCCACTCAAACGGTAGCAGGCCATCGAGTTGGCCATCGGTGAGAGTCAGTAATTCTTCGCCCGTGACCATCGAGACCGGGCAGCCATTGGTGCAGGTGTCTTGCGCCGGCGCCGCACTCTTGTCGTCAGGATTCTTCGATTGTTTCGAGGCGTCATCAGGGCGCTTGCCGTGTTCAACGGTCGTATTACGTTTGCCATCAAAACGTAGCTGCGCGACTCCTTTTTCTACTCGCGTCGCTACTCCACGAGCGGCGACCGCGACGTATTTCCCGACGTAACCCATGAAGCCCTTGATGATGCTGAATAACGACTTCACGAATCCGGTGACAGCTTTGACGATGATCTGGCCGTACTTCGCTAAACGTGCGGCCAGATAAAATAGCCCGGCGCCTTCGGCTGCGACGGTCAATACGACCGAAATCACGATGTCGATGAGAATTCCGATGACGGCTGCAGATGTCATCTTCGCCGTTTGGCCAGCCGCCTGCGTCGGTGGTAATGCTGAAACCCAGATAGAAGCGCAATGCACCATCAAGAACAGCGCGGCCTCGTCGCTGGCAAGCAACATGGCCTGTTTCATCACATCTGGCGCCTCTTTGGCCAGCTTGATCAGTTCCTCTGCACCGGCCCCTAAATCCTCTGCGAACTTTTTAGGGTTTTGAAGGATGTCCAAGGCCTTTGAGATGCCATCCCAAACGCCTTTGATGGCTTCCCATCCACCTTCGAGAATGCCGACCCCAATTGCCATCGCTTTGGCTGACGCACTCTGATTCGACCACTGCGGTTTGAAGCCTGCCCATTCTTTGCGCAGGAATCCTTCGAGATCGGCAGCTAAGCCGTCGTAGGATTTGAACAGCGTGTCGATCTGCGCAGGCGTCACCTGATCGTGGACGTGGATTTTATAGGATTTTCCAGGCTGTCCCTGAAAACTGCCTTTACCCTGTTTGTCCAAGGTAATCGTCGACTTGGCGCCCCCGTCCACGGCAATGATATCGACTTTGATATCGCCGATAGGAATGTCGAAAACCGATTCGAATTTGCTCTCAATCAGCAGTGGCCCTACAAGCGGGCACTTGGCGACGTATGAAAAATCACCATCAGTCATACTGACAGACTTGCTGGAGTCACCGGCCTTGATCACGCGCTCCATACCAAGCAGGGAGGGCATGTCAGCTGCTCGGCTGGCTTTGTCAGCAAGCTGTGCGTACCAGCTCTTGGTTTCCTCGCGGTACAGCTTGAGGCTGTTTTTGAAAGAGTCCAATTGGGTTTCGATAGTGGCAACGCGATCCATCAGCCTTGCTCCAGAATCAGGTGGTTTAACAGTGCTTCTTTAAGGTTTTTCGGCGCATCCGGACGGCGCACGAAACGGCTGACTTTCAGCTTCAGGTTGTTCTTTGGCCAAGCGTTGTAAATGTCCGGACGTTCTTCTTCGAGCCATTGCAGGAGATTGCCAATCAGTGTCGAAGGGTTTTCCTTGGTCAAACTGTCCAGCAACGGCTTCGGCACCTCCCACCACGGCCAATCCCGCACCTTCGGCAATACCCGTGTCCCAACATCCAGCGTCTGCCCATTAATCAAATACCGCTCAAACACCGGCAGCACTTCCCCAGCCTTCTCCCCCAGTCCATGCAGAGTCGGATAGATATGCCGTCCATCCCAAAACCGGAAAAACACCTCGGTCCCGTCCGGCATCTTCACCTGAGTAAGGCTGCGCAGGTGCTCGAACACGTCGTTGGGTTCGGCGCGTGAGACCGCCAACCACCCCCAATCGAGGGCATCGGTTTCAGCGATCCACGGCAGGAACGCGGAATTGGCTTTGAGTTCGGTGACATACGGCATCACCGGTTGCCAAGTGGAGTAGGGCGTGCCGCCCCAGATCGGGATGAGCTGGGCGGTGGGTTCGGTCAGGTACAGGGTTTTCAGCGCGTCGGCATCGCTCGCGGCGCTGATGATCAGGTACAGGCGCTCGCCAGTCTGCAACGGCTGTTGTGCCAGCCAGTCCTTGGGCGTAATTCGATCAGATGGCACAGGCACCTGCCTTGCATTTTTCGCATTCTTCGCAGAACGGCGCGTTGCGTTTGAGGGTGTTGATCTGGGCCGGGGTCAGGACCTGACCGGCCTTGTCGGCGTCGGCCTGTTTCAGGATGCCGGGCATCAGCGGGGCGGCGCCGGTGCCGCTGCCGGGACTACCCCCGGAATTCATGTTGATCACCGGCCCACTCATCGTCACGCCACCAGCATCAATCTTGATAAAGCTGCCGCCACCGATCAGGGTCAGCTCGCTGCCAGCTTCCATCACCACTTTCATGCCGCTGCTGAGGTGGATTTCCTGGCCGGCGTCGATGAACTGGCCGGTGCCGATTTTGATGTGTTGGTTCACACCGACGGTCAGGTGATCGTTGGCGCGGGTTTCGACTTTGCGGTCGGCGTAGACGGTGTGGTGTTCTTCGGCTTTGAATTCGCTGTAGCTGTTTTGCTCGACGGTGTCATGGCGTTCGTTGCCGACGCGGATTTTCTGGTCGTGCTCGACGTTTTCGTCCCAGTCGCGCTGGGCGTGCAGGTAGATCTGTTCCTGACCTTTTTTGTCTTCGATGCGCAGTTCGTTGTAGCCGCCACCGCCCATCGAGCTGAGGGTCTTGAAGGTGCTGCGGGTCTTGTTCGCCGGCAGTTCATACGGGACGGTGTTTTCCTT